AAGAACGTGGTAGGATTTATATCATTAATTGTAATGGTATTATTTGCTGTAGCTGATCTTGTAACTAGTTTCATATTTATAGATGGTGAACTAGTAATTAACGAAGTAATATACAATTCATTTGTGTGGGTAACACTAGGATGTTTTGGTATTAGTTCATTTGAAAAAGTAAAAGGTAAATAATATGTTAGGTAAACTATTTTCTGGTGGAGCTACTGAGCTCGTGAAAGGTGTAGGTGGTATTATAGACAACTTACACACGTCTAAAGAAGAAAAACTAGCTGCTGAGCTTAAAATCAAGCAACTTATAAGTGATTATGAAGTGGAGATGGAAAAGAATATAACTTCTCGTTGGGAGGCAGATTTAAAATCGGACTCATGGCTTAGCAAAAATGTTAGACCAATGGTCTTAATATTTTTAATAGTATGCACCATGCTATTAATATTCATTGATGCTGGTGCAATAAAATTTAATGTAAAAGATTCTTATATAGATCTCTTGCAAATGGTATTAATAACTGTGATCGGAGCTTATTTTGGCGGGCGATCACTAGAAAAAGTAAAAAAATAAAATTATGGGAATAAATTCAACAGAAGTCTCTTACGGCTTTGGGCAAATGGGCTCTGTATACGCTACCGCTAGTCAAGAAGAAATAAATCCGCCGACAGGTAAAGTGTTTGTAGCAATAACATTTTTAGCAGACACGATATTTGATGATGATGGGGGGTTAATTGCTGAAACCAGAGTTAACGGAGCGGTAACTAACAATATCTATATTGGGACAGAGGCCGCTGCACACGATTTAGCTGCTGCCGGTGAAACTGTAGACGAAGGTACTGGAGGGGCTATTATTGGAGGTACTACAGAGGGAGACGCCGTAACCTTTCCGGCTGGCATGACTATTTACGGACGTTGGACCGAGTTAGATGTGTACTCAGGGAAGATTATAGCTTATATAGGGGACTAATGTTAGGACTAGCGACAGGAATAACAACCACTAGCTATCAGTGGCAGCCAAACTTTGTTGGCGCGGATATGAAGTTATGGTTTAGGAACGGGGTTGGTGTAACTGCTGCGCAGTGGGACGATTCCTCAGCAAACAATAACCATGCAGCTCAGGTTGTCGAGGGTAACCAGGGTACTTTATCCGAGGGAGGTATAGATTTTGAAGACGAACTCAACCATCACTACGACTTGAGAGAAGATGTAGTGGTAGGGGAGGATGAGGGTTTTATGATCTTTTTAGTTTGTACCATAGAGTCTTATAATAGCCAAAACTCTATACTCGGCACTGGAGATGCTGCCGTGTTTTTAGAGCTTCAAACAAACCGTAAAATAAGATTTAAAACGTCTAATGGTACGGATTCTATTGAGTACCCAATCGATACGCTGAGAACTGGTGATAAGGCGGTTTTAGGTATAAAGAGAGACTCTGGAGCGACTGGAAATATACACCTTTACAGAAATGGTTCATTGATAACGCCAACTACACAACTGGCAAATAACGGATCTATCACATTTGACCAACTAGCATCTAGAAATAATGATAGATTTTTTGATGGCATAATACACGAGTTGTTGTGCTACGATACTATCGACTTAACACCTAGTGAAATAAGCGCTGTAAATAACTATTTAAAGCGTAAGCATAGTATATAAAACAAACAAACAATTAAATCAAATTAAATTAAATTATGGCAAAAAGAACAAACGCAAAAATTAAAGAACTTAAGGGTATTAAACCTGAAAAAATCACTGCAGAGCAGTTAGAGAAAGTTCAAAACACAGTTAATAGTATCAATAGAGCTCAACTTGAAATTGGTTCAATAGAATTAAAGAAGCATGAGATGATGCATCATATCGTTGGGTTAAGAGATGAGTTAACTTTATTACAGACTGAGTTTGATAAAGAGTACGGTACTTTTGATATCAACATTCAAGATGGTACAATAAACTACGAAGACGATGTCAAAGCTAATTCGTAAAATAAGTATCGGTAAAGATTATAAGAATGACGCTATGCACTATGCCGTGGGGCAAGAAGTGTATGGTGGTCATACTATCTGTGATATTATAGAAGAGGACGAGAAGTACTCTATCTATATCAAAAAAAACAAAGACGTATTGCCTTGGAAAGACTTTAACAAGAATATGGCTGTATCTGTAGAATATAACCTACAATACTAATGAAGAGCGTTTACAACTTTGTTGTAAAGCCAAAAGGAGAAAGATATAACAATACTAAAAAACTAGATGGTGGAGAGTTAATCCTTAACACAGAGATTTTCAACCATCAATATGTTAATAGAGAAGCAGAGGTTATATCAACTCCAATAATTGGGGATACAGATATAAAACCAGGGGATACAGTTGTTGTTCATCACAATGTATTTCGTAGATGGCATAACGTAAAAGGTGTTGAAAAGAACAGTAGAGCTTACTTTAATGAAGACACTTACTTTATAAACGACGATCAAATCTTTTTATACAAAAGAGATGACAAGTGGATAGCTCCAAAAGGATATTGTTTTGTGATACCTTTGAAAGCTACAGATCAGTTTAACACTAAATCTGAAAAACCTTTACAAGGTATTGTTAAATATTCTGACGGTACAGTTGAGGTCGGTGATCTAGTTGGTTATAGACCAAGTAGTGAATATGAGTTTGTCGTTGATGGCGAGAGACTATTTCGAGTTTTATCTAATTTTATTACAATCAAATATGAACATCAAGGAAACGAAGAAACGTATAATCCAAGCTGGGCACAAAGCAGTTGAAGAACTTATTAAAGTAGGTGAAGAAGCTATTGTCACTGACTCTGAAGATGATTTAACAGCTGATAAGTTAAAGAACGCCGCAGCTTCTAAAAAATTAGCTATATTTGACGCATTTGAGATACTTAACAGAATTGAAGAAGAAGAAAACTTGCTTGAGGGTAAAACACCTGAAGAGGCAAAGGAAAAAACTTTTAAAGGATTCGCAGAAAGTAGATCTAAGTAATGTACGAGCAAAATTTAGTTAAGACAGTTGAACCTGTAAAAAAGACTACTATCAGTAGACTTAATAAAGGTAAGAAATGGAAATACGGCTACGATAAAGAACATGACATTATAGTGCTATCTCATAACGGTCAAATAGGTGAGATAATAGAAATACAAGGACTAGTTATTGCGTTACCAAAAGCTCCTAAAGAAGTATACAAAGATCCGAAGAACAAATGGGTGAAATTCGAGTATCCCAAGGAGTTGCAGAGAATTAAAAATATATTCGATTGGAGAAACTATCCGGAAAGCAGTAAAGAAAAATGGTACGATTATATAGACGAGGAGTTCAGAAGAAGGGAGGAAGGATTCTGGTTCACGAATAATGGTAAACCAACCTGGATAACAGGTACGCAGTACATGTACTTGCAATGGAGTAAGATTGATGTGGGTGCTCCAGATTTTAGAGAGGCAAACAGATTATTTTATATATTCTGGGAAGCTTGTAAGGCAGATAAGAGATGTTACGGAATGTGCTACCTTAAAAATAGACGTTCTGGATTTTCTTTCATGTCATCAGCGGAAACGGTTAATTTAGCCACTCTTGCAAGTGATAGTAGATTTGGTATATTATCTAAAACTGGATCAGATGCAAAGAAGATGTTTACAGACAAAGTTGTACCTATATCGATTAACTATCCATTCTTTTTTAAACCTATACAAGATGGTATGGATCGTCCTAAGTCCGAGCTTGCTTATCGTGTACCTGCTAGTAAGTTTACAAGGAAAAAGATGTCAGCTACAGATGGGTTGGAAGAAATCGAAGGTTTGGACACGACGATTGACTGGAAAAACACTGGAGACAATAGTTATGATGGTGAAAAACTAGCTCTACTAGTTCATGATGAAAGTGGTAAATGGGAGAGACCCGATAATATTTTAAATAACTGGAGGGTTACAAAAACATGTTTACGATTAGGTAGTAGAATTATTGGTAAATGTATGATGGGCTCAACTTCAAATGCTTTAGATAAGGGTGGAGAAAACTTTAAAAAACTATACAATGCCTCAGATGTCACGAGAAGAAATAGAAATGGTCAGACAAAGTCTGGCTTATACTCTCTTTTTATCCCAATGGAATGGAACTACGAAGGATTTATTGACGAGTATGGAATTCCAGTCTTTACTACTCCTGACGTCGACAGACTTACACCAGACGGTGAATTAATAGATGTAGGCGTAATAGATAACTGGCAAAACGAAGTAGATGGTTTAAAAGACGATCAAGATGCTTTAAACGAATTTTACCGTCAGTTTCCAAGAACTACAGAGCATGCGTTTAGGGATGAGACAAAAAATAGTATATTTAATTTAGTTAAATTATACGAGCAGATAGATTACAACGAAGAGATGACTAGAACTCTTGGGATTACAACTGGTAATTTTCAATGGGTTAATGGTGTTAAAGATTCTCAAGTTATATTTTATCCAGATCCAAAGGGTAGGTTTAAGTTAAGTTGGGTTCCACCTCAGCAATTACAAAATAGAGTGGTACTTAAAAATGGTATTAAATACCCTGGTAACGAGCATATGGGAGCTTTTGGTTGTGATAGTTACGATATATCAGGAACAGTGGATGGGGTTGGATCAAAAGGAGCTTTACACGGCTTAACTAGATTTAGCATGGAAGATGCTCCGGCAAACAGTTTCTTTTTAGAATACTTATCAAGACCACCAACAGCCGAGATGTTCTTTGAGGATGTTCTAATGGCTTTAGTATTTTACGGGATGCCTATACTCGCAGAGAATAATAAACCTCGTCTCTTGTATTATCTAAGACGTCGAGGATATAGAGGGTTTAGTATGAATAGGCCGGATAAAGTTTGGAATAAATTATCTGTTGCAGAAAAAGAAGTAGGTGGTATACCTAACTCCTCAGAAGATATTAAGCAGGCTCACGCGGCAGCGATTGAGATGTATATACAAGATCATGTTGGAATGAAGCAAGACGGAACGTTTGGAGATTTATACTTCAATGAATTGTTAAATGATTGGGCAAAATTTGACATAAACAAAAGAACAAAGCACGATGCGTCTATAAGTTCTGGTTTAGCTATCATGGCTAACAACAGGCATTTATACGCGCCAAA